CTTCGTGATGAGCCAGAGGAGGCGACTCAGGACCTCCCCCACCGCCACCCCGAACTCCCGCCAGCCCTCCGCGCTCCCCTGAACGTTGAACATCGCGGCCAGGAGATTCCCGAACTCATCCCCCAGTCCCTTGAGTTGCTTCCAGAACTCGTCGATGACTCCGTACTCCGATAGCGTGCTCTTGATCCCCTCCCAGATGGCCCCGAAGTCAACGCACTTGTAGACCAGGTACGCCAGCACCCCAAGAGGTCCCAGGATGGCCCACCGGAGTCCGATGAACGCCTTGCCCAGGTTCCCAAGGAGCGGGACCAGGGAAATCACCACCTTCGCCACGCCCCAGAACATCTTGACCAGTCCGCCCACCAGACTCGTGACAATGAAGAGCGCCAGGGTGACGGGCCCGATGACCGCCAGGAGGATCACAAACTTCGTGATCATCTTCGTGGTCTCCGCCACGCTCTTGTTCCCGGTGGAACCAAACCAACGCCCAAGTGAACCGAGCGAGTCGATGACCTCTAAGATGGTCCGCTTCGCCGCCTCGAACCCCTGGATGATCCCGGAGGCCACCTCCAGCATCACCAGCGGCATCTTCCCCAGGAGTTGAAGTGACTTGGGATCAACGATGACCTCCCCGCGGACCACGCGGAGCGCAATACTCAAGTCATTGAGAGCGTCGGACGCCGCAATCATCCCCTTCCCCGTAAACCCCGCAAACAGGCTGAAGAGTTCGATGTTCACGCCCTCAATCGAGGACCGCAGGATGAGCCACTGACCGGAGAATGTCTGAATCTGGATGTCCCGCATTGTCTCCGCGGTCTGCCCGGTCTCCTTCCGGAGCTCCGCCTGCTTAGCGCGAAACGCCTCCATGCGCTCCTTCGTGAACGTGAACGCCCCACCAAGGGACTGCGCCCGAACGCCGAAGATCTTGGTGGCGATCTCCGCCTTCTTCACCACGTTTGGCTGCTTCTGGATGAGGGAGACGAAGTCCATCATCACGTCTGACAGCGGGCGGATGGTTCCATCCGTGTTCATCAGGATCTTGTTCAGACCATCCCGACCCCCAAATACCTTAATGGTCTCCTTCGTTGGCTTCGTCAGACGCACCATCGCCTGACGCAGCGCGGTCCCACCCAGGGTCCCCTTGATCCCGATGTCCCCCAGCATGCCCAGGGCAAGCGCGGTCTCCTTCAGGTTCCAGCCCAGGATGTGCGCCGCCGGAGCGGCGAACTTCAACCCCTCCTGGAGCGACAGCATGTTGGTGTTTGTTCGAGCGGAGACAAGGGCCAACGTGCCGGCAATCGACCCCGCCTCATCCGCGCTCAACCCAAACGCCCGCATGTTGGAGGCCACCAGGTCCGCCGCAGTGGCCATGTCGATCCCCTCCGCGGCCGCCGCGTTCAGCGTCCCCGGAATTGCCTTCATGATCTCATCAACGCTCAGACCGGCGCGTGCCAGCGTGGTCATGGCGTCCGCCGCCTGGTACGCGGTGAACTTGGTGGTTGCGCCGAGGGTCTTGGCCAGTTGTCGGAGCGCCTCCGTCGAGGCCCCGGTCGTGTCGAGCGTGACCGCCTTCAGGTTGGCGATCGACTGCTCGAACTTCATCCCGTCCTTGACCATCACGGCGAAGGCGCCGCCAACCGGGATGGAGGCCATCGCCACGGACTGGAGTCCGCTCCCCATCATCCCGACGCCGGACTGGAGACCCCGGAGGTTGGCCTTCAGCGCCATTGCCGCTCGGCCCACGCGACCCATCCCCGCGGTGGCGCCCTTGTCAATGAACTCCAGGATGGCGGCGAGTCCGAACTTCCTCACGTGGTTTCCTCCTACCGACGTCGCGGGATCTTGGGCTCTCCCCCGGCGACGCCACTTGACGTTCGGCGCATCCTCTCCTGCATCCTACGGATCCTCCGGAGCACCCAGACCCGCTTCTCCGGCGTCATCCGCCACACGTCCGCCGCCCGGTAGGCCCCCTCACTCCCAACCAGGATTGCGAACTCCTCCTCCCAGAGAACGTCCCGAGGCGTCACTGGGAAGAAGGTGCGAAAAAACCCTCGTAGCTCCAGTTGACGGCCTGCCGGAACTCCCGTCTGCACTTCGGGCAGGTGTCCCGAATCTCCATCACCGGCCCGCCGCCGCACTGGTCAATCTCCCGAACCAGGACGTTGATCTCCCGCGGCTGCATCGACCGGAGGTGCTCCGCGGTCAGGTAGACCGGACCCTCCGGAGCTCCCTTCAGAGCAACCACCCCCTGCTGGATGCTCGCCAGCTTGAACTTCGCCGGGTTGGAGAGGATCGTTGGGTCGTCCGTCTCCATGAACGCCCACCTGACCGGACCCACGGTGAACTCCGCGAGTCGCTTCCCCGCGTAGAGCACCCCCTGATCAAGGGTGACCGACCTGCTTGGGACCTTCCCGTCGAACGTCCGGACCTCCAGCGTCCGGAGGTCCCCGGAGAACTCCTCGATTGTCTTCCCGCAGGAGGAGCACCGGAACGACTTGAGCTTCAGTACCGGCCCAAGTGCTCCGATCCGGATCCAGATGTAGACGTACAGCGCGTCGGAGAAGAACATGTTACGGACTAGGAGCCGCTTCTCGGACCGCCGCATCTTCGAGACGTCTATCGTCCCCACTCGAGCCAGACCATGCGCGATGATCTCCGAGACGTACACGTTGATGGTCATCTCCTGATTCTGACTCGCCAGCTCCCCAAGCTGCTCCTCCAACTCGTACGTCCACTCCACCAGATCGAAGTCCCGGTGAATGGCTCCGGTCTGGTCCCGGAACCCGAGCGGGAGGAACTTCCCCACGTCCGCCAGGGAGGGGAGCTTCTCCACGTCCCCCGTCTGCTGCCCGTCCAGCGCCGCAAGGTCCGGGGGAACGACGGGCAGACGGGCGTCCCCGGTCCGGTTCTTCTCTACTTGTTCCTGGGTCTGCATGACTCCTCCAAGTGGACCCATCTGGGTCGTTGTGAGGTCCTCGTCCCTCTATCCGGCCGCCCCAGTTACCACCGGAGATCCGACGGTCTGTTGGCGCGCCTCCGTCACCGCCCGAACGCTAGACCGGAATGAGCCGGTCACACTTGAACGTCCACTCCGTGGTGAATAGCTCCCCCTCGTTGTTCATCTCCAGGTCCGGCGTCTTCCGCTTCGACGGGAACAGCCCGATGAGGTTGTAGGACCGCGTCTGCATCCGGGAGATGCTCTGAACCAGGAGTGTAGCCGCCTTCTTGTAGATCGGGAGCACGGGATCCTGGCACGTCATGAACCAGAGCTCGAGGAAGATGTCCTCCGCCGCGTGGTGCTTGGGATGCGCCGCCGTGAACTCCAGGCTCTTGGTATTCCCCCCGCTTGCCACGGTCCGATCCGGGAGGTCGACCGTCTCCAGCTCCTCCTCCAGCCCGTCGATGGACGTGAACGTGATGAACGGCGGTCCACCCACGATGATCATCTGGTAGTTGTTGACCGGGATGTGGTCCGGTAGGATGATGCCCTTCATCTGCTTCTCCTCTCCTCCGCTAGAGCGGAGGACTAGCCCTTGGTGGTCTTCAGGGTCACACCGCCCAGGGCGTTCAAGTCCGTCCTGACCTCGTTGGCGATCGCCCGCGCCTCGGCGAGGTCCGCCTTCACCTCGTTGGCCAGGGTGCGGATGGTCGCTCCGACGGTCTGGAGTTCCGCGATGGCGGTCACGCCAATGTTGAACTTAGACTTGTTCTCGTTGACCATGGTCAGGACCGTCCCGGCCAACACACGCAGCTCCGCGATGGCGGTCACGGCCACGTTGTACTTCGCCTTGAGGTCGTTGATCAGGGTCGTTCCGGCCCCGCCCCACTTTTTCATGAAGGACGGATCCTGAGTGCACGCGACCACGGCGTCCGCCGTCCGGCTCGCGTGGCAGAGGGCCAGCTTGCACCAACGAGCGTGCGTCACGCTGGCGTCGATTGCGGCGTCATTCGGGATGACCTCGGCCCCGAGAGCGGCCGCCGTTCCCAGGACCACGTGCATCGCCACCACGCCCGCGCCGTTCTCCTTGATCACGATCCAGGCGTACATGGCCTGGGCGATGTCCATGCGCTTCGCGCCGGTGGATACCTTGAAGTCGACCTGAGCCGCCCAGTACATGCCGACCGCGTTGGCGAAGGCGTACCCGGCGGGGATGTTCACGTTCCACTCGAGGAGCGCCGCGGGATCGACTGCCTGAGTGCTCGCTGTGGTTGGTACCCCCGCGACCAAGCCGTCCGCCACGCCGTAGGTCTCGCCCACGTCGACCACGACCGTTGCGGCGGGAGCGCCCGCGGCCACCGCCGCGATGTCCGTGGCGGCAACCGCCGTTGGGGCGGGCGCCACCAGCGCCGCGATGTCGGCCGCCGCCGTGGCGGAAACGGCCGAGGCCGTGATGGATGCCCCCGCCTTCACCGTCGCGAGGTCGTCTGCGACGTCTCGGAGGTCATCCGCCAGCTCCCCGGTCGAGACGTCGCGTCCTCCGTGATACTTTTCCTTGGTGATCTTCGTCATTTAAATCCTCCTCCTGGCGATGGGATCGATCCCCGCCGGATCTACTCCTCCGCCACGAAGCGGTAGGTGTCCCCCGAGTTGTTGATGTGGGCGTCCGTCCCCAGGGAGAACCCCGTGGCCTGTAGGGTGATGCCCTCCGTGGTCACGAGCGTCCGGATCCCGTCCGCCCCAACCGTTTGGATGAAGGAGGCCGCCGCCATCCCCTCGATGTGCTCCCCCTGGTCGATGGCGGTGGTCATCCGGCTGATGATCACCCGCTTCGGCTTGAAGCCAACCTTGTCCCCGATGATGCTCTTTGCCGCCCCGCTCCCCGTGTAGATTCCGGTCACGATCCTTGCAATTCCGCTACCCATTTTCTTGTCCTCCGTTGAGAGTTGATTGTTCCGTTCCTATCTTTCCGCGGAGGACTACTCCACCGCGTCGAAGATGCCGGCTTTCCCGAGAACAATCTTGAACCGCTCCACCGTGTCCGCGAGCTTCAGGGTGAGCTCCGCGTTCAGGTCCCCGGCGGAGAGGGTCAGATCCGTGTTGTTCTCCTCGTCCAGCTTCAGCTTGAACGCCTCCGTGAACGTCTTGCCCCGAAGCGCCCCCTTCGTCCACTCCGGGAGGAAGAAGGCCCGGAGCGTCGTCGCCACCCGCTGCCACGCCGTCGGGTTGTTGATGGCGAAGACGATCCAGTCGAAATTCTCCCGAATGAGGTTCTCGTAGTGGCTCATCTGGCAGCGCTGGTGAAACCACTTCCACTCCGAGGTCGGGGAGAGGGTCCGATCCCCCCAGAGGATGCAGACCCCCTGGCGGAACTTAACGAGGTTCAAACCCTGCGGATTCGTCATCTCCTCGTTCAGCGCGATCTGCTCCTCCGGGTTCCCGGTCGGGAGCTCCATGACGTCCGGGAGCGTGACGTCGATCCCAGCCGGCGCCTTGTGGTAGCCGTCGTACTGCCGCGCCACCAGCGCCTCTCGCCCGAGAATCATCCCCACCAGGGTCTGCTGCTTCAGCGGGACGTCCCCCGCACCCGGGGTGGCGTCCGGGTCGAGAACGGACCCGTAGGAAGGGAAGTGAGTCGAGGCGTAGTCCGAGCGCCCGATC